AGATACTCGTGGGCGGCTTGGGAAGGAAAGCCTTCAAGGCATGTCTTAAGGACATGAGTCTTCTTGTCACGAACTATTCAGACCTAAGGTCCGAAAGTCGACAAGTAATCCTTCATCCGGTCCCGTTCACCCAAGATAACAACGTTATCAGGTGTACATGGAAGGTTTTCTAACCTTTCCAGGACATACATATATTGCATGGCGACGAGACTACCATCGTAGTCTGGTTGCCAATCAGATGGGGTTGGTCCGTAAGGATCATCCATCTCCAATAGAAATTGTAAGGCGGAAAGAGGGGACTCAATCAAGTTCCGATCAGGCATAGCTTTATTAGCGAGCTTATCTAAAGCCCGTTGAAATAAGAGCAATACCTCCCGATACCGATCTAAAGTATCAATCAGAGAGAATAATTCGGAAATCTCTTTCCCAATTAAATCTCCGCGATTGAACGCTACCTCTGAATATAACTCTACGAGTTTGTCATAGATAGCGCAAGATAAGATGAGGAACAAGTGGTGCATGAACTTCTCTTCAGGGTTAAAACCAGAAAATCTAGTTTTATCCCAAGTAAAGACCCCTTTAGAGATAAAGAGGTCTCTTCTCTCTTGGTTGATGGAGAGAAGCATTGAAGGAGCACAAAGAATCTCCATAGCCAATGCTGCTGCATCCCGATAAGGGTGCAGTTTATTGAAAGTATTTTCAATAACAGTAACCTGACTTTGTTTTAACGCAAAGATATCGGTTTTCCAACCCCTTCTCTTTTCGAGAGGATTAGGAACAGTAGCAGGCTCACCAGTTTTTATGGTCTCAGCAATAGCCCTCTGGATATTTGTAATATTACTTGTATCCAAGAGCGTTTGGTATATGTTAATATAACCAAGCGACTTTTGCATGATAGCATAAAGGAATCCGATCCAATCAATTCGACCTTTCTGTGAGAACATAGTTCCCAGAGCAAGGAAGAACGGATTAACCGATCCCACTGTGTGTTTGGAGATTCTAGCTAATCGAGTAAGCACAGCAATAGGCCGAGATTTGATAACACCCTTCGATAGAAGGGCGTAACCAATCTGAGCCCGACCCATCAGGGTCGGCTGAGCCATAAACATGGCCCAAGATATTGCGGCGACATGTACTCCGTTATGTCCAAGAACCTTAGCGAACTCAAATGTAGCATTTTTTGCTATTACTGATTTCATAAGGTTGATGGGTACTCCTATCTTCTCCATTAGGATAAGATATTGAGCAGCGACCTCATCTTCAAAGAAGACGATGTCGTCACCCAGTACTTCATAACCGGTATACCATTTAAAGTTTGACCAGTTGATACTTAGTATCGTACTGATAAAGACTTTATCTGGATTCGCAGCGGCCGCCCGTCTGGCAGCTAACTGAGCAATGGCGTGATGCGTAACTGCAAGCATCGCCCATGAACTCAGCGCTCCCATCGGTTGCCCGACAGCATACTCGAGCTCTTTCACGACAGGTTCCTTTCCCTTAGCTTTAATAGTAAGGGCATAGAGCCGATCAACCAGTAGGGATTTCCAAAGATCCCCAAGGCCTGGGACCCAGGTATTGATAATCTTCATCTGCAAGATAATAGGAAGTCGATCCGTCGCGGCCGATAGGTCGTAACCGAAAGATTTCTTAAATTGTAGACTCTTCTCCTGACATCTAACTACAGATGCCTCCTGATTAAAGGTAGCATCGTTAGGAAGTTGTTTAAGAAGAGAGAAGATCATTTGGTGTAATGGGTAGAGAGCGGACTGTGTCCAGCAATCAACCATTGCAAACACCCGGGCTTTCCCAGCTGCCTCCTCCTTAATTGAGAGTTTTCCAATATATCCGGTTGAAAGACCGAGGAGCTTATAAGTGCTCCCAGTCAAACCGAATTTATTGGCCAACTCGGGATTTTGTAATCCGTTAAGAATGTAATTAAACATCCTTGAGAGATTATAATTTCCCATAAGGCAGAAGGTCTGAGAAAGTACCTGGTCTAATCCCCTAGCCTTAATGGCCAGGGTATCAGATAGGAATCCAGTTCAGCTAACTTTAGAAGTAGAGCTAGCCGATTCCAGAAACTTAAACGTACCATATCTCAGCATTGTAAGATCCATCATGGTTTGGGGGAACACCGAAAGGAGTTCTTCCGCCACTTGGATTACTTGCTCTGTTGGGACAGTTAACGGAGCTGTTATGGTTTCTAACTTTAATACAGTGGGAATATAGATTACTCTATAAACACTATATAAAGTCAGCCACCATCGCATCACCGAAGCTGCCGAGTTTTTGATTATTAAATTTCTATCCTTAATAGGAATGAATTTTGGTAATCCTGAACCGGAAACGTACGGAAAGAAGAGTGATGGGTCAAGGACGCATAAAGACTTAACGGGAGTTCCCGCAATAGCTTTAGATATTGCAAGTTGTGAAACTTTGCAGTACTTAACTACGTAAGGAGTTCCGTGATGTCTTCGCATATTTGTTAAATGTGCGTAAAATGCGTTTAATTGTCTCATTCGTGAGGAGAAGTTTCCTTTTGCAGTAAAGACAGCGGAGAACATCCGCCATCCTACTTTAGCAAAAAGCTCTCTAAGTCTCGGTTTGTTCCGATCCTTAGTGAGAGAGACTAGTGCCCCCTTTTTGGCAATTACCTTGAAAAATTTATCCATTACCCGTTTGGTGAACTTATTTCCCATATTCAATGGTTTATAAGATCTTTTGTCCTTATTTCTAAGGACACCATCCTCGATGGTTCCTTTCGGAACTACTCGAGTGGGCGAAGAACTAGCCATAGTAGACATACCTCTCTTACCATTCGGTTTCCCGTTTGGCTTAGAGGAATTTGTCTCTGTGGATAGTCTTTGCAAAGAGCGAATAAAACCAGTTAATACTGGAGAATAAGCGCACCATAGTCGATATAGGGCTAACCCTAATCTTAGAAAGACGATTATCGCAATCGCTGCGGTATAGACCCACTCCGGTCGTGAGACCGAGTAAGCCAATACCCACAGCAGCTGTAATCTCTTACAAACAGATAGGAACCCTATCAGGAGAATTAGAAATATTGATAACATTGTTATTGATATGGCTGAGTGTCCAGCGGCGGGACTCCGTCGGATCGTATCGTTGCTCACACTAGTCTTGAATGATTAGAAACAAGCAGCAGATCACGGTTCGCCATAGAGCCCTACAATGCCTAACCGAGGTCAGGGGCAGGTAGTAATTAACTACCTGTGAACAAGAAATTGTTTAGAAATCTTGAACCAAGGGTTACGCGTTAACCGCATCGTCGCATTTACACGTGTGACGACTTAGACCAATCTAAGGATGGTCGCTCCAGCTCCCGATTTCCCGGGATAACTAGTATCCGGCTCTTCGCCGGCCTCCACGACTCGCGTCGCGAAGGTGCTCTCTATTGAGACTACCGAGGCGCGCATTATTATTAAGGTTAAGCAGACGCACTGGTCACGGAATAGCACCTTGCCGTGGTACCCTTCAAAGTACCTTGGTTCGACTATACGAGCCTTT